TGTGCCACTTATCAAGATTCCATTTTTAAACTGTAAACTACAATTATTGCTCCATTCCGATAATGCTCCAGTACTAGAGTTTACACCAATTACCTGAACAAACCTCATTGTTCCAGTTATTCCTCCACCCTCAAATGCTACATTTTTTAAACAATAATTATGCATATCTATGTCACACCCAGCATGTAGCATTCCACTTTGTAGATTTCCTATGGTTTTATTAGCATAAGTCCACATCATAGTATAATCAGCACTTGTGGAGGTTTGTTTTGCTCCCCAAGACATATATGCTCCGTTATATTCCAAGTCAAAAACTATTCCCTTTTTCGAGCTATCTGCTTTATAATAATTAGTTCCTATTTTCCCTAAATAATTTCCATCTCTCCAAAAATGAGTTCCTTTTTCATCAAAAAATGCTCTTTTTTGGCTAGTTGAAACAGCACCATTGTAAATTGCTAAACCTCCGTCTTCAAACTGCACATATTTTGAATTATTATTCCATGCGATTTTAACAGCATAAGGATTTTGCTCTATTAGAGTCCCCATATCTCCGGAACTTACCTTGGAACTTAAAGCTTCTTCTATAGTACTACCAGATTGTAGATTTATTTGTAATTTACCATCTGTAAACTTTATTTTGTCATAAAAATTAAAACTACCATCTTCCATATTAATCCATGTACGTTGGTTTAAACTTTGTAAGATACCTGCTCTTATCAGTTTTGCGTTTAGATTACCTGTGGTTATTACGTCTGCAACAATACTTCCATCTCTAGTTATTGCTGTAGTAAAAGTTCCATTATAGCCAGTGGAAGAATATCCCAAGCCTCCGCTGTTCCATCTCCAAACATGAGTTGCTGTATCTTTATTGTCAGTGTCCATAATTAATATTTCGTTTCCGTTTACTACGACATAACCATTTATTCCTTTATTTATTAAGTCCGTAGCGTTTTGTTTTGCCTCTTCTAAAAAATTGTTCCATACATACTCTACTTTATCATCTATTTTATCTATTTGACCAATTATTAAAGAACTATTGTAGCTACCATATTTTCTTTCACTTTGTAATGTTAACTTTAAAGTTAATTCATCATTAAAGTCTTGTGTTATCTTGGTAACTCTGCAGGGAACGTATTCCCCAATTTGTTCATCATAAATTTTTCTTGACATATTAAGTTTTATTTCATCTACCCTTTCCTTATTAGGTAGAGAAAGTGTCAATTCACAGTCTAGTGTTGGCTTACAGCTAATTTCTAAATATTCTTTGGTTTTATTATATAATACTTTTGGATCTGTTATAGAAGAGTCTTCATAAACTCCTTCTCTAATAAAAACTGAGGGGTTGTTTTTTATATCTTGTTCTGTATAACCTATATTTAAAAAATAACTATAGTTTTCCACATAAGGGAGCTTAGTAGGGTTAGCACTAGATATATCTAGTTCTATTTTATTTTCATCTTCTGCTCCATAACCGTAAACCCTAGTTAACAAATCACCAGTATCGGAGTTTGTATTGATTGTAACTATATTTGTATTCTCATTTATAGGCAAAGTACCTAATGAACTCTTATACATTTTTATAGTATTCTTTTCAAATATTATAACAGCATCAATTTTATCAGCAACCTCAGTTAAAACCTTCATTACGGTTTTTCTAGAGTTTACAGAATAGCTTAAAGTAACAGAGGCATTTACATCTCCTCCATTGTAGCTCCACCCAGTTCCTGTTAAAACATCTTTAAAAATATATGCAGGGGTGACATCCGTGTATTCTCTCTTTGATACCATTTTTCTACTTAGATTAATACAATCTTGTAGACAAGATAAATCTAATGTTACTACCCCTTGTTCTGTCCGATTTTCTTTTATATCATCGATTAGATAGTTCAATCCTTCATATTCAAAAGTTTCTCCTATTTTATAATTAGCATTTTCTTCATTTGTGGTACGTAATATAGAGAAACTTAAAGTGGCTGGAGCACTTATTTCTCTAGTTACTACAATATTATACGGGTCATTTATGGATTTTTGTTCTCCTTTTACAACCACTCCCATTAAACACCACCTCCTAAACTACATATTCTTTAAACTTCGCAGAGACAATAACATTGTAAGTGTCCCCTTCACCTGGATAGACTTCTGGAATTATATAATCACTTAGAATTACTTTTAATTTTCCTACTTCACATATATCAGGAATGAACAAAAACTCTTGCGGTGAAGAGGTGTCTAGCCATTTCCTTATACTTACTACATTGTCTATCTCCTTAAAAAACATTTCAACTCTAAACTCATAAGGCTTCTTTATTTTTTTAATAAACTTTTCTTCTCCAACATTAGGTACTGTATGGGTTATGATTTCATATGTCGGAACTAATTGATTCAATTCATCATTATTTGAAGTTAAATATCCACCCATATCGCTTAGTGCTATACCATTAAACATGATGTCATATATAAACATTACCTCACCTCCTTACTTTTTGAAAAAATAGGGGCAGTTACTTAAAAAATAACCACCCCTATATGAAATTAATTTACAATAAATCCTGCTTTTTTTAATGCATCACGCAATATGTCTGTGGCATCTTTTTCAAAACCTTTTGCTGTTTCACCTATAAAGTCTCTCTTTGGCACTTTATTCATCCAATTATGTCCAGAGGCTTCACAAATTATCTCGTCCAATCTTCTAGCATTTGTACCTTGTGTTTCATTTTCAAAAGTTAATTCATACCTATTCCCACTGCCACTAATGCTAGTGTGATAGTTTGAGCTATCTCTTAAACCACCTTTATTTTTTCTTCTAATGTATCCATTTTTAGGAGTATATGCGTTGTAAACTTTTGCAGTCACCACCGTTTGATGGTATCTTATAAGTTTTTTCCCCATACTTTGCATTGCCTCAGTCATGCTACCCTCTAATTGTCTAAGAATATTATTTACAATTACCTCATACATTTTAAAATCACCACCTTTTTATTAAAACTGAAGCATATGTATAATCACTAGATATTCTAGTGATTGTTTTTAAATTATTCTCTTTCAGCAATTTCTAAAGTTCCTAATTTACCATCTACTCCTAATACTGTAAAACTATATGAACTAGAGTTAGCATCTCTTTCGGAAGCAGTTGATTGTGAAAAGTCTGCACTTAGTTTTACAGAAGGGAAATGATAAGTTACGTCTGCTACTGTGTTTTGTTCACGATCTATTATTATAGAAGTTAAATACATTTCTAATCCAGTAGGGAAATTGTTAGCATTTATCTCTACAATTTCTGTATTACTATTTGTAGCAACTTCGTAAATAACTTTTACACTATCCCCTTCGGTGCCACTAGTAAAGGTTAGCTTACTACCAGAAACAGTAGGAGTTAATTCTCCCCCCTCTCCATAACATTTTACCGTTCCACTGGGAGCCTTAGATAAAGTAACAGCTTTTGAAGAATCTAATGTTAAAGTCTCTATTTTTACAGTTTTTCCTGCTGCTTTTACTATATCTGCACCCATTTGTCTTGCTAAAAGGTCGAAATTAAAAGTTGGAGACTCTGTAGTTACTGTTATTTCTTTAGAAGAAGATAAAGTTGCTATTATAGCATTACCTTTACCTGCTTGTACATTTGTACTAGAACTAGTACATTCTATACCACAAGAAGTTAATGTGTCACTCATAATAACCTCTTTAGTTTTTTTATCTATTAAAACCATATCGTAAATATCTACTAAAAAATAATTTTCATAATTTGAGTTAATTATTTTACTACCCATTTTTCTATCCTCCATTTTTATATAAGACTCTTAAACTTTTTAATATAAGTTTCATCTGGGTCTTCTTGCATTAATGTTATTTTTTTACTTATAGAATTTATTTTTATTTTATCTGTCCCCACCTGTGAAGCGAATATTATAGTATCTTCATGATTAACTATCTCGTTGATTCTAAGGAAATCTGTCATGAGTTGATAATATGTCTCCTGTAATAATTCCTCATAAGTGTTTCCAGTCTTTACCCTTACTACACTTACTATCTCATCGAACCCCAGTTCTCCCTCTCCACTTTCTTTCTCTTTAGCTTTTCTAGCCTTTTTAAAGATCTGTTCTAGCTCTTTTGATTTATATATTTTCTCTTTTGTAATAAGATTCTGTTCCATAACTATATTTCTAAATTCGTCATAGTTATCTCTATCTATTTTTTTATTATTAGATAAAATAAATTGGTTTTTACTGAAATCGAATTTGGGCTCTTCATGTATGGTTAATCTTATTATTTGCCCTAGGGCATATATTTTTAATTTTATTAAGTCATTACCTTCAAAACCTTTAATTAAATCACATTCAAACTCTCTATAGATTATAGCTTCAAAGTTGCTTATCTCTTCACTTTTTACATATGTGTGTGCTTTTTCAAATTTTAGTATCCAACTATAGTTGCAAAATTCTAAATAGTCTTTCATTCTTATCGGATATACCTTTCCTACATTGTTTAATTCTCTAGGAAGCCCAAAAATATCATGAAACATGATAATTACCTCCTATTTTTATAAGACTCCATATTAGAAGTCTCTATACTTAAGAACAAGGTCATACCTATATAATCTGGAGATTTTGCGATTCTATATTGACTATAGTCTCCAAATCTTATTTTATTAGCAATAGATTTATTTTTATTTTCTGTGTTTATTGTGTCTGCTATAAAATCCGCAATGGCTGCTATTCTTTCTTGTCCTATATCTCCTACATTCATATTCTCTTTTGTAGGGCATATTATATCTATGGATAATACGTGTTTAGCTACAAAATTATCAGACAGATCACCCTCTGCTAGATGTACCAATATTAAAGCTTTATTAGTAGATATTACTTTATCATAGTCCTGATATGGGATTATATGACTATTAATTAAACTTTCTTTAATATCAGGTTGTTCTATCATTGTTCCATCTTCTAATTTTCCTCTTTTTGCTAAAGGACAATCTGTTAAATATACAAGGTATCTTTTTATATCTTGGTTATTATCCAAGATTGTAACAATTTTATTTTTTATACCTATTATTGTTTTAAAACCTAAAGTTTGTATAGCCAAAATTAATCACCTACCTTTACTATTAATATATCTTTGTATATTGTTACATTATCTATTACAGCAGTAAGTCTAACATATTGTTTACTTTTTAAACCTATTACTTTACATTTATTATTAGATAATATTTCAATTTCAGCCAATTCTAAATCATCCAAACTAAATTTAACTTCTTGGGCATTCTTTACTGCATATACAGCTTCATTCTCTATTTTATCCAGCCCAGTTATAACAAGGTCACTCACAGGAGGTTGTTCTACTTCTTCTAATGCCTCGTCTTTATTATAAGCTACAAGGTTTTTTAAATCATCTTCTGCTACCAATGGACACTCTTCTGCTTGTATAGTTACTATTTTAGGTTTAGTACAGTCTATAAAATTTATTTTATATGCTTTTACTCCCCCATTATGTGGCAATAAATATCTCATTCCCTCATATATATATTTTTTAGCATTCTCAGCACTCATATAGGTTATCATATCGGACACTGTATAGTTTATAGGTTTACTATTTTTAAACACTACATCATTACCATAATTGCTCATTCTACTTGTTGTTAAAGTGAAATAACTTGGTATAGAAACCACACCTTCTTTTGTCCTTATATTTAACTTATCCTTGCAAGGGGTTATCCTCATCTTTTTATGCGAAGGAACAACGTTACCCTCTTCTACTCTAACTATCCAACACATTCCATCTTCGCAAAATGTCACATCTTTAAAATATATTAAATCTCCAATTCCTATGTCCACATTGGGTAAAGTGGTAATATATTTCTCATCACCGTAGGAGTTTTCTACATTTACGTCTATTATGGTACATAAACCAGTAACCGACTCGTCATAATATTTAACAAAAGTAGCAGAATTGGGAGCATTATTTAAATATGCTACATAATCTTCACACATCTGCTCTATCATTTGATTCTTATTACTTGTATTTCCATTACCAGCATTATTTTTTCTCCATTTATCTATATAACTCATTTGTTTTTCTCCATAAATTTTATTAACTGGTATTTATTATGCCAAAATAAAAATTCTTTTTCAGTTTCTTCCTTAAGGGAGCTTAAACTATCTAACATTTTTGATTGCGAAAATACTGTGTAATCCTTGTCACTTATGCGACTATACATGTTTGAAATATTATTAACCCTTGGATATACCCATTCGAGAATCATTGCTAAAGTTATGATATCTTTTTCTAAATAAGATAATTTGCGTGTAAAAGTACCCAATTCTTCATTAAATTCTATATCTTCAATAGCACTACATCTTCCTAACGCTCTTTTAAGATATATATCTAATTGTTCTAACATATCCTCTTCTTCAAGCAGTGCTAAGTCTTTATCCTTTATTCTGCTTAAAAATATTTCATATATATCATTTTTATCCATTCAGTCTCACTTCCTAGATAAAAGATTTATTCAACATTCTCTCTAATTCTTTTATAAGAATTATGTCTCTTAATTCTTTATCCACTACTTTTCTTCTTATTTTACTAGCTACTACTTCTTTATAATCCTCTGTTGCTTCGTTTAGTATATCTTCTATATCACATAAATCTTTTTCCAATAATTCTTCCACATCTACCAAGTTTTCATAAATTTTTTCTAGACCCAATGCTTCAACTATCATTTTTATAGTTTCTCCGTCATCATAGTCTTCAATCATGATAAGCCAAGGTGTGTGTAGGAATTTTTTAGACTTAGCTTCCATATTTAAAATTTCAGCAACAGTCATAGTTTCTTCATCATTTTCATCTATCCAACTATACATAATATTAGTTTTATTACTTTTAAAACTACACATATCATTTGCACTTTTTAGGATTACTTCTCTATCTCTTATTTTGTGTAAGTCGGCTTTTGTTATTTTTCCTTTTTTCTTATTTATTTTTTTCTCAGTTACTTTTTCCTCTTTTACCTCATTACTTGCTTTTACCATAGCTGCCATTTGAGCTATCAATCCTTGAACTTCCTCAAGAGTTAATTGTATTTTTTCTTCACCGACTTTTTTAGTGGTAGCTTTTTTTCTAGTTGTCTTTTTTGTTTCTTTTTCTTCCATTATATACATCTCCTTATCAACATTAATTTAATTCAATTTTTTATTATGTTAAGTGTAAAACACTCATATAATAAAATCCTTGAAACAATTAATGTATCAAGGATTTTTTTCACTAAGCTGTTATTTTGATTATTCCTAGCATTTTATTATAAATAACAGAAGCACCCATTTTTAAAGTTACAACTTGTTCAATACTTCTATCCGCATTAGTGACACCATCTGATATTTCTTTTACTTCTGTGTCTCCTTCAAACACCATTTTAACTGGTTTTTCATTTCCTGTTAAAACATAGATAGTGTCCTCTGGTAATAAGAAAGTTTCATTTCCTTTAGCATGTCCTTGTTCTAGTTCAACACAAGTATATCCATTCCAAGTAGTTACAAAACCATTCTTATTTCTTTCATTTTTCATTTCATCTGACCATTTTGAATCTACAACACCTTGTAATTTTCTTATAGCTGTTTTTGTTCCTACTAATCTAGGAGTTTCTCCTGTAGCCGCTTCAACATGTGCAATTAATTGCATTATAGAATCTTCATTGAAAGATCCATTATGGTTATATACTGCAGGTAGATTGTTTAAAGCAACAGACATAGTTTCTCTAGCTAATTCTGCCATCTTTTTATTTATAGCTACAGTGATTAATTCAACTAATTTCGCAAAATCGCACCTTCCAGCCATAACTCTTTCAAAATATTCATAAACTTTAATTCCGTAATCTCTTATTCCCACACTAAAGTTTTGTCCTACATCAATTCTAGTTCTTCTTAAATCGAAATGAGAACCAGAGAACTCAACTAATTCTAATTCATTTTCGCCTTCTACATAGAACTCGTTTTTGTCTCCTAAAGCTAAATTTTTAGTTTCTACGAATTGGTTGAAGAAAGCATCACGTACAGCTTCTCCATCAACCATTACTTGGTCACAAACCTCTTCTATTAAATTGTAAACTTCATTTTTATGTTGTCTCCATGCTTGTCTAAATTCCTTTCTGCTATAAGACTCTAAACCTAATATTTTAAATATTTCACTTCTTATAGCTTCGTCTCTGTCTGCTGTACTCATTTCAGCATATTCAGTTGGAATATTGTTTCTGTATACATTATAAATAACTTTTGCTAATCCTTTCATTTTATAAATCTCTCCTATTTACTAAATTATTTTTTATAAAAATTAACCTACGATTACAACTTCTAGTTGAATCATGTTGTATGGTTTAGGCATTCTATTGTTTTTATCTACTATAAAGTTTGCTATACAAGAAGGTTTCACTCCTATAACTCTTAAAGCTACTCCTTTAGTAGGTAACCCATCAGATTTTTTCTTTAATTGAGTACCAGCTACTAAATTTTCATTTATAGTATATATTTCTCCTACTTTTGGTTCTGCAGACCCAAAGTAATCTTGAGATAAATCAATTCCATCATGGTTTGATAATATAACAGCAGGAACTACTGAATTAGCTTCATTTCTAAATTCTCCTATAGCTTGGTCTGCTTTGAATCTTTCATCATAGTTTATTTCAGGTTTTTGTACTATTGCTATTTCCAAATCTGTAGCTTTTGGTGCTACCATTTTCTTAATTTCTGTTGAGCCTTCTACATATTCGCCTATAACGCAAAATACACCATTGGGTATCTCTGCTTCTGTTTTAACAGAATGTATTCTTCCTCCTGCGTTTGTTTCATGAACTGCTGATAAATCGCATCTGTAATATTTATTTGCCATCTTATTTCCTCCATTTTAAGTCCTATGGACTGTTTTTGTTTTAACAGGCATTAATTACCTTTTTATTTATTCTTTTTATACTTAGACATAAAGCTCCAATCAGAGTTTGTGTCAACTATTTTATCATTATTAATTAATGGTACTTTTATTTTATTTTCTTTAGTGTTTTTCTTTTTTTCTTTTTTACCTAATACTATGTTGTTATCAAAACAGAATATTTTAATATTTCTTACCAACTCATCTAAATCTGCTTCATATTTATCCTTTGTTAATTCTGCATATCCTTCTACATCTTCTAATTCAGAGTAAGGAGCTAATGCTTCATCAACCTCGTGAATGTGATTATTATATTCAATCTCTTGCTTAAATAATCTTAATTCTTCTAATTCTTGTAAATCTTTTTCATGTTGGGTTTGTAAATCTAGATAAGATATTTTTAGCTCTTCCATTTCTTTAACAACTTCATTGTATTTTTCTTCATAGTTTATAACTGGTTCTTCTATTTTGTCTTGATCTATTACAGGTTCTTCTTCGACTGGTTCCTCTGTTGTGGTTAAAGTATAAGCTAGTTTGTCTAACATTTCTTTATAAGTTCCTTTAAGTTCATCAGCAGAAAATTTATCAGACGTTCTTATTTTTGCTAAATTAAAAGCTGGTTGTACATTTTCACCTAATATACATAGTGCAGAAAAAGAAAAATCTTTTATATTATAATAGCCTTCTTCTGCATATTCTCCATCTTGCACGCAGATTTCCATTGACTGCCCGCATTTATTTTCTCTTACTACAGATATAGCTTTATCATATCTACCCCATAAGTAAGCATCTACTACAAGATATTCTTCATATTCTCCATTTTCCTTTTGTAGCTTTTCCCACCTAGAACTGTCTTTTATGCATACTCCAAAAGGCACTGTTTTCACTTTTTCATGGTATCCATCTGCATCTATCACTATTTCCATTCCGTGGTCTGCAAAATCATCTTCTTTAAAATAACCTATTACTGGAACATAGTTTAATCCTTGTTTTGCTTTTTCTACTGCTTCTCTTGTAAACTTAGTACCATTTGCTTTTTGTGTACAACTTAATACAGATATAGTACATTTAACAAATTCTTCATTTACTTTTTCAAAATTGTTATAGTTTACTTCAAAATATTGTTTTCCCTTCATTTTCTCACCTCACTTTAAAAATAAATTCTGTTTGTTTTATAGGCTTTTATCTCTTCCTTTTCAAAGTTTAACATTCTAGTATCTTCAAAGACAAAAGCCATCTTTTGTCCTATTTTCAAATTACAAATAAAAGGAAAATTATATTGTTTTAACTTTCTTGCTTCTTCTACTGTAAATACATATACAAATATATTTATCACCTCACTTTTTAATTTATTTTTATATAATATGTAAAGGATACAAGACACATCTCGTACCCTTGGGTGTTGTCCTCAAACGACCACTGCAATTGACAATATTTATACTTAGTCTTTTTTGTCTGTTTCATCAGCTCTATCTTCTACCTCTTTCTCGGGTGCTCCTCCCTTGTCAGAACTAGTGTTCCCACTTGTGGTAAAACTAGAACCTAATGGTCTCCAATTTGAGCTAAAGTCATATATATCATTTTCCAACAATCTTAATCCTGTCTCATGTGATTGTTGTATATCCATTAATGCTAATAGTTGCAACTTAACAGGTAAACCATATTGAGCCATATTTAAATATAGAGACCTAACCTCGTTTATATTATTTTCTGTAACCTTTAATAGCTCAACACCAAACTTTCCATTGTATAACATCTTAAATTTTTTATTTAACCATCTTTCTAATTGTACATATAATTTTAATAGTCTATCTGAATCTATTTTATTAGAGATATCTGCTGTTCCACTAGTACTTACACCTTTACCAAAGTTTATTGCTGCAACCCCACTTGCACTATATAAACTGTTTTCTGCCTCTGTTATATTACTTATATTACTTATATTACTACCACTAAAAGTAATAGGGTCTATATCTGTAGGGGTTAGGAAAGCACCTACTCCACTAGGAAGGTTAGAACTTATTAAATTATAGAAAGTTAATGCTGTATTTACATCAACTGCAAACTCATCAGGTTTTGTTGGCTTTGACACCAAAGGTATTTTAAGTCCTATCAGTTTATAATTTTCTATTTCTGTTTTATCTAAATTCATATCTTTATATTTCTTTAAATTAGCTATATCTTCATATAGACCAGCATATGGTGGAAATACAAAAGGTAAGGACTCATTATATTTTATACATATAGTTGTATTATGGTCTAGTTCTTGCCAACGTAAATTACTATCTTTCTTAAAAGCTTCGTACATGGATTTAAATTCTGGTGGAAAAGTGTCCAACACTGTACCCTCTATATAGTTTAATTCTTTAAATTTATCAAAGTACGTAAAATCAAAGCTAAAACAAAAACATCCATCAACTATACTGGTTATTTTACAATAATCTGCATCCAATTGTCTTATAAAATAACTATCTTTTGTTTCTACCTCTAGTCCATAAAATACATCTTCTTTTATACATGTTTCAACTATCTTTAAAAATTCATGTGAATAATTCATTTTTTCTAGTTGCACTACAGCTTTTTCATAATCTTTTTTTAACTTTTCTAAATCATATGTGCCATCCTTAGAACTGTATTTTATAGCATTAGGAACTACTATAGCATTGAATCTACACATACTTATAAAATAATTTATTATAGAGTTGTACTGTGGAGACAGGGTTAATAACACTGTAGATAATTGTCTTAATTGTTTTTCATAATTCTGTGCATTTTCTAAATATTTACTTATATTTTCCTGTGTGAACTGTGTGGAAAATAATTTCTTTTTTTGTGCTATTATCTCATTGTTGGCTAAGACAGATTCTAATTTTTTTGTAAACTCCAACATTCTTCTTTCATACTCTTCCTTGTTCACATTTATCTCGGTATCTTCCATATTATCACCTCACTCCTTAGTGGAATAACCCACTTCTATTTTTATTTATATTAGGATTTCTAAATTGTAGCAATTTACTTATATCATCATTGCTTCTGCAAACCTTCATTTTATCTTTATGTCTAACATTTTTTAAGTGAAAAGCCAGTAAGCACAGTGTAAAAAAGTGGTCGTCGTGCATACTTCTTCTTTTTTCCAATGGTAAATCATATCTATAATTACCTGCAGATTCGTATCTAGTCATCAATATACCTTGTTCCTTACCAAAATCTATATTTTTTAATGCTAACTCCTCTTCAAAAGCTAAATCTCTTCTTTTATATATTATTTCACCATTCTCCTCTGTAGGTAGCATTAAATATCCTTTCATATCATAATCTTCGGTAAATTCTATTAAGCCTAGATTCAACATTTCTATAAAACTATCAAACAATTCGTTACGATATTTTCTTGGCTCTACCAATCTTACTATGTCCATTGCATTCGGAAAGTCTCTTACATAGTCTGCACTATATTCTGCATCAATCAATCCTCTATGAACCTTACCATCATATCCTGTCCAATCATGCATTAAATAGTCTCCTATGTTTACTCCACCCCCACCTGCACCAGCATCTATTAATATTTTATCTATATTTTCATAATCTGCAAAACCAGTACCATTATAATCTAATATTAATTTTTTTAAATATTCAATTTGTTCTGGTGTTCTCATAGGGGTTTTTTCCTTTTTACCTATATCCACCAAACTAACACTATTTACTATTCTTAATTTAGTCCCTACAGTTTTATCTTCATATAATTCTCCGATTGTTATAATAGAATTATCATAACTCCTAGCAGGATCGTATGCAAATACCATTTTTCTATTTATATTACCCTCATTATTTAGCATAGGCACTCTAAGTACAGAGTTCTTCATTATCGTCGCTCTTTTTATAGGTTGGTTTTTCCCACCTTCAGCACTAAATTCATTATAATATTCTCTTCTAGCTTTCTCTTTATTCTGTCTTAAAGCATCATCTATTTTAGCTTGTGTTAGAAGAGGAACTGGCAATATTTTTCCATGGTTTGTCGCCTTTATTACCATATCACAATCAATATCTGCAACAAAATGTTCCTGTGAGCCCAATAACATCATTTTAGAATAGTCTCTGTAAAGTTTATAGAAATAAGTATCCATAGCACTTGCAGAGGAGCAAAATAATAATTGATTAGGTATATTTTTAGGAATGGTGGTATTATCAACATCTTTCCCTAACTTAAATGTAGCATTTTGTGCTGTAAACGCAGATGTTACAGCAATATATTCTTCACTTATAAATCCGCTTTCGTCATATATATTCAAATTAGAACGTTTCATTTTGTTACCCTAAGGGCTTTTTATCCCTTAGTTCTTATGGTTGTATTTCCCATAAGTTCGGCATATCTTTTCACCTACGTCTTTACGTTTAGGTGGTGAGGACTCTTGGGTGGATTATATTCTATAAATAGTTTCACCACCTATGCTCTGCACGTGTTTAAGATTTTAAGCTCAAACTTCCGTTCTGATTAGCATTTCAGCTTTCCAGATTTTTTCCTCACTTTTTATTACTATATATTTCTATATAGTGAGGCAAAGTTATTTACCTCTAACATTATCTTCTATACCAGCTAATGAAGTGGTTTGACTACCATTATATAATGAAAACTTAAATCCAGCAGGAGAATGTGTGAATCCGTCACTGTTTGCACTAGGTACAACTTCTCCAAGATAAAAATCAGTTAAACCAGTAAAAGATTCTATTTGTTTCTTTGCTATTTTTTCCATTTTAGTAAAAGTATCAGAACTTTGTGCTGCAGTTATTGATAATATATAACTTGTAAAATTAGGGAAAAGTAACAATTTAGTCATGTTAAATGGAGCAACTAAAGTACTATTATGAGTTACAGTGTTGTGTTTACCACATAAGTATAAGTGAGACTCATTATCCACCATTATACATTTAGTAGGTACTGAATTAACTTTGGTTATTTCTACTATGGTTTTATGGCTTGAACTTCTTGATAGCTTTTCTGATAATCTGTTTAGTTTCCTGTTGAGTTTAAAACAAGGCAAATCTTTATCTGTCCAAAAACTTATCCTGTAAGATATAAATTTTTTGTCGTTTAATTTTGTTATTTTTTCTCTTAGCTTACTATGCTTTATGTTCAAGGAGTCTAATAATCTCACAAATTGCATCATGAATTTTTTATCTTTTTGACCAAATTCACATCCTTGAACTTTCCTATCGGTTCTGTTAGAGCAAGTTCCATCAGTATCCATTAGCCCTTGTAACAATTCTAACCTTTGTTCAACACTGCCATAAAAATATATTTCTGGGATATGCTTATTCTCTATTAGATTATATTTTTTTAATCCTTTTAAAAATTTATTATCCCCTTTTCCTTCTACTCCTATTCCCAAGGCTTTTACGTTTCTCCCTTTTCTATCATGAACACTTACTGCATATCCGTCTTTTTCTATAAATGATTTTAACTCCTCATAGTCTCCTATGTGGGATGTGACTCTTGCGTCTCTTTCATTTCCATCTCCTAGCCATACACCCAAGCTATACGGTTCTATTTCAAACTGCTTTTTTTCATAATCTATCGGACTCCCCATTGGGACTCTGTACTTAAACTCTCTATACTCCTTTCCTTTTTTAATAGTATTACTATAATACCCTTTATCTACTAACTCCTCCGTGGTTAGAGTTTTGTACCCACCATGTCTAGTTAGCACATACCATATATGGTTTTTATCAGCTACTATTTCTTCTCCATCATTAAATTTAATGAGATAACAATCATGGTTATAAAAAATAGGTGAAGTAGCTATAATCTTGGTTGGCTTACCATTGTCTCCGAAGACATAATCACCCACCTCCAACTCTTTCATGGTGCTCCAACCTGTTGGTGTGTTTATTGGTGTATCTAAAGCCAAAGCTTTGCCTGCATTTCTGGACATTACCCATAAACAAAATGTCTTATCCCATGAGTTCATAAAGATGTATCGTTGAAAATCCATAAACTCAATACCAAGCATATATTCACAAAACATTACTGGATTTTTACGCCCCCATTGAATGAGCTCTGAATACCTTTCATAACCTTCTAATTGTCTTTGAGATATTTCCTTATTTGTCTTTTTAATACTAAACTCCATAATAAAAACCGCCTCCTATATCCTATTAGTGACTATCCCTTAAGACAAAGATTTATGTTATCATAAACCATA